TATTTATGCCTCAAAATCGGCAACTCAAATAGCAACTTAGTAGCAACTCAAGAAACTCAAATGAAGTAAAATCTATTAAAAACTGACTAAAATTGAAAAATGAACCGAAAAATTAAAAATTTACAATTTGTAAACTAATATAAAAGTTTACTTTTTGTTAATTTTTTGGCAACTTAAAGGGGAAAATGGCAACTCAGTAGCAACTCAAATGGCAACTAAAATTTTTACTTTTTATGAAAATCATCCCTTTTTTGAGATAATGATGAAAATTTATTAACATTAGAAATGGAGCTTCAGCAAGACGTTGAAGAATTTGGAGAAGATGAACCTTGTTATTTATTTTATAAAATCAAAGATGATCATATATTATTTACTAATTATGATTTTATAACTAAAGAAATGCCATTAAAAGATGATGATATTCTTGAAAGTGAAAAAGTCGTTGAAACTACGCTTAAATATGCTTATGAAGTCATTAAAGACCAGAATAGATTAATTTAACGTCCTTTCTTTTGGGTGTTTTTAATTGGCATAAAAAAAAGACCTCTTTTCTGGAAAAAGGAGGTCAAAACTAAGAATGTGCACAATAGGGAAAGCACAATCGATGTGCAATAAGAAAAAAACCTATTACAAAAATATTATATAATAAAATTTTAAATCAGTCAAGTAATAAATTTTTTTATATTTTTAATATTTGCCCTGGATAAATAAGATTGGGGTTATTACGAGACTACTAGTGTGCTCTTTTTAGCCAATATATCGAGAATTTATCAATTAGAAGATGAAAAAAAGAATAAATATATAGTATAAAGTTACTAAAATGTAAATTTATTTCAAAAAAAAAAGGAGGTAAATACTTTAAGATGTATCAACCTCCTCAATTTTTTTGTTACTTTTTCAGTGGTCTCCCTTTTTTGACTATCTTTTTTATTAAATTTAGTGCTTTTTATTTATTGAATACTATAAGAAAGTTTTAAAAAGTTTTAAAAAGTTTTAATATTTTTGTTGACACAATGCTTTTTTAATGATAAGATTAGGGTGTAATCAATGAAAGGAAAGTAAATTATGGAAAAGATTATAAGATTAGAAAAAGGGGATATTTTGGAACATTATATTAAAGAAGGGGAATATACAACTGATGAATTTATTGACGCATTAGATGATAAATTTTCTTCTTTAATTAATAAAATTGATGAACTGCAGGAGGAACTTAATTATAAAGAAGACCCCTATATTAGTGTTGAAAAAAAAGATGAATTAGCGTTATTTTTTAAACCTGGTGCTTATTTAAAGGATGATTTCTTAGAAGAAGTTTTAGCGTTATTAGAAGATAAAGAAGCAGAAATTGAAGATTTGAAAAACCAACTTAGATATAAAGATGAGGATACCGTTGATAACTATGAAGATTTAAAACTTCGTGAAATGGGGTGGTTATAATGAATATTAATTTAGAACAGTATATTTTAAATGAGATTGGAGATACTTCTTGGTGGGGTGATTCAGAACACGACGCACAAAGTGAAGTTAATTTGATGAAATTAAATAATGTTCTTAATGATGTTGAAAATTTAAGAGATCACTTATTATCTTTATTATATGCACATCGTAACTTTAATAAGGGTAATGCATCAGCTGAATCATTACATAGAATAGCTAAAAAAATTGCAAAACAACATATTATTAAAGAATTTACTGTTGATAATTTTGATGAATATTGGGATGGAGAGGATAATTAATTATGAAAAGAGAAATTGCTATAGAAAGAATGAAAACGGATGAAATATTTAGACAAAATGGTTACTGGGTTGAGTTAAAAACGTGGATGGTAGATAGAATAAATGCTTATGAAGAATTGCAACATTCTTGTCCTAGTAATACATTAAGTAATACATATTATATTGTTAAAGAACATTATAAAGAGATTCTTAATAAGATGAAAGAGATTGAAAATGAAAAAAATAGTAATAAATGAAATAAAAGATAATGTTGAGTATAAACTTTATGAAGAAATACTCTTTTGTGGATATCTTTGGTACATAATAAAAATTGAGAATAATAGATTAACTTTACTTATGAAAGATGTACTAGATAAAGATAGTATGAAAGATATATTTGATAGTGAATATTTGGATGCCGATTATGATGTTAAATATAGTAATGAAGATAGTTTTGACTGGCAGCAAAGTATAGTTAGAAAAGGCTTAAATAGTAAATTTTTAAGCAAGTTAGATAAAAGTAAAATGGCTTTAATGAAAACTAACTATGATGAGAATAAAATGTCAAAAGACTATGTAAGATTACTTACTATTAGAGAAGTAGAAAAATTACCAAAAGGCATAAGAAAATCTAGTAGGGATAATTGGACAATGTCGCCTTCGTATTTCAACGCGTGGCTCGGCTATGCGAGTGAGTGGATTGTCCTTAGCAGCGGCTACCTCAGCTATGGTTGGGACGTCAACTACAGTGTTGGTGCCCGCCCAGTTATTACTCTGAAATTTGATAATCTTAACTCATTTGATGGTTGTGAAAACATAAAAGCCACCGAGAACGGTACCCATCGAGGTGGAAGATGAAATCAATGATAGTAGGATTTATTTTTGGAATATTTATAGGTTTCTTTTTAGGAATAGCCATAGTAAGTGGAGATGACAATAAATGAATTTAAGAGTTGGTAAGTATGAAATGAATAAAGATGCGTATGAAGAAGTCGTCAATGGTATTGATACTTCTGTAAGTATTGCAACTGAATTATTAAATACAGGAAAATGTATAATTGGTTGGACGGATCAAACAACGGAACATCGAGATATACTATTCACATACGCACCTAGACATTTAGGTGGAGAATTACAAAGAGGTTTGAGATGGTGTTTCTTATATGTAAGTATAATGGGTTTTAGCTCTATGGGTTTTCTTATTGAAGAACAAACAGATAATAGAAAAAATAATGAATATATAAAAGAAAAATTACATTTACGTGATAATCATTGTGATAACGCTATTTGCGATTTAATAAATGATGTTATAGAACAATTAGATTTATATAAATAAGGAGTTTTAAAATGAAAGTAATAAGAACAAAAATAAAACAGAATGAAAATATAGAAAGTGAAAAAAATGTTCCAATAGAAAATAAAGAAGAACAAGTTGAGAAAATTGAAAGTACCCCTACACAAAAAATAGAAGAAATACTTAATGTTGCAAATGAAGATGTAACAAAATCAAAACCTAATGTTGAAGATGTTATTGATGATATGGTAGAAATAGTTTATAAACTTAGTAAAGAAATAAGTCAATTAGAAGAAAAAATTAACTTTATAAAAAGTAGTAATAATGAAGAACTAGATACAACAATTATTGTTGGCAGAAGTTGTTTTTTGAAAAAAGAATATTGCGATTTATTTAAAGAAATGTATAAGCAAGAATATATTGCAAAAAAATGTTGCGTAAGTCAAGGTATGATAAGTTATATATTAACCGGTAATTATGCTTGTAGCGAACAATTAGCAACTTCTTTTTTAGAAGCATTAGGAATAAAAGAAAATGTTAGAAAGTATTTTGATGTTGATTATGAAAGGAGATATTAAAAATGACATTATTAGAATTTTTATTGAGGTTTGATTTTCATGATTTTTCAGATAGTAATGAAAATAATCATAGTAATGTTGTTAGAATAGTTACGGAAACGTGTGGTAATAAATATGGATGTCAAAATTGTTGGTTTGAAGTTGGAATTAATCCTATTTTTGATTACGATTCAAAGAAATCTTATTTTAAACAAATAATTAATAGAAATATATTAAATAGTATTATTGATAGTTACTACATTGATTCAGATGGTTATTTGATAATTAGCTTAAAACCTAATGATAAAGGTATTGCTGATGAAGTATGAAATACATATAAAAATATTATTTGGTTTGTTTATTCTTTTTCTAATTTATAGAGAATTATACAACGAATATAAAATAGGGAAAAGTAAACATATTGCTGAAAATAATAAGCATTTGAAAGAATTAACTAGAAAGAGAAAAGAATAAAATGCAACAGCTAAAAACGTGTAAAAGAAAAACAATGGATGATGATTTTTATACAATGTATAGAGATGTTGTAAGAGAGTTACATAAGTATGATTTAAGAAATAAAAAGATAATATGTCCGTGTGATAATACAAATAGTAATATATATATATTTATTTAAAAGATTGTTACTATAATGTTAAATGTGATGACAAGGAATGGAGAAATATAGATTATTCAAAATATGATTTAGTAATAACTAATCCACCGTTCAGTCAAGTAAGAGAATTTATTAGGTATTTAGTAAGTATAAATAAAGATTTTATCATTATTGTAAGTGATGTTTTAAGATATAGCATAGCAAAAAATAAAGTTGACTTTGGTATAACATTATACAAAGGAAAAGACGCACAAAAATTTTATAGACCAGATGGGAGTATAAAAGCAGTGCATTGTGGATGGATTAGCACAATAAAAGACGATTGGAAAGAAAATGGAGTTTTAAATGAAAGATAAAGAAAAAGAAATTAAAAGAAGTATGTATGAAAAAAGTATGCAGATTAAGGAATTAAAAGCAGAATAATGCAACTTAGAAATGAACTTAATAATTTAAGTAATTCTAAAAGTAAAAGTAGAAAATTAGAAAGGATTAAAAGATGAACTGGCTAGATATTATTTTAATAATAGGAGGTAATAGTAAAGATGAATAAAAGAGAAGAAGTATTGAAAGAACTTAAGGACATTGCAAAAGCACTTAATATAGAAATTGATTACGTCATTGTTAGTACCAGTAAAAAAGTAATAAGAGAATATCTTGTATGTGATGATACTAAAATATGTACTAACGGTACATCAATCTATGGTATTAGAGAAGAATTCTTTGGATATGTTGCAGTAAGAGAATTAAGAAATAGATTAAATAGTGGAACATTAAGATATTTAAAGCAATATTGGTATGATGATGATTTTAATCAACCATTTTTGAGGAGGTAGAAATGAGTAAGTCAATGACAATAAATGATTTAAAATTTGGAGATATAGTAACTACTAGAGATAATAAAGAATGGCTATTTGCTGATAATAGTATTATATGTGAAGAAAACAACAGAGGAATTAGTGTTATATGTTTTAAAGATAACTTAAAAAATGTATCTGAAAGAGATTTAGACATTATGAAAGTACAAAGATATGTATGTACTGAAGGTTATTTTCATACTATTCAGCAATGTGTGAGAGCATTTTATGAGCTAAAAACAATCTATGAAAGAAAAGAAGAAATACTAGATGAAGAAGAAAAAGAGTATTTAAAAGCAATAAATAAACAATGTGAAGAGTTTGGGTGGTTAGATGATGTTAAAGATTAAAAATAATGTAGATTTAAAAGAGTTAGAGGAATATGGGTTTCAGCAAAGTATTAATGATATTTATGAATATTATTTTATTAGACTAACAGCTTCAAGTAATTATGCGGTATTGATAATTTCACCAATAACTAGAAAACTGACAATAGATACTGGAAACACATACATCGATGAGTTAAATGTATTATATGACTTAATAAAAGATGGATTAGTAGAGAAAGTAGAAGATAAGTAATGAATGATTTTGAAAGTTATTGCATATCTGAAATAAAAACCCGAATTAAAGACGATTTTGATGATGGAACAGTAATATTAAGCAATATACAATTAGTTACACATAGCATTTTTTACTCTTTTGTTTTAAACTTTAATATTTTGGGATATGAAATAGATCAAATTGAAATAGAAGTGCCACGTGTTATATTAGAAACTGCAGGAATAAATGTTGGCTTTTTTAAAGAAATTTATGCGTGTTTAATTAAGAAATTAATAGAAAATAAAATGATTTGGAGGGAAGATAAGGAGTGTATATGTTGAAAGAGGTTAAAATTATGGATAATAGAACTATAGAAGAAGTAAGAGAAAATGAAACTAAACTTATTAATGAAATTAATAGATTAGAAAAATGGTTAAAAAATAGAAAAGAAGAATGTAAGTGCAATAATGATGTATATCGTTTTACAGCATACTGTAGTGTATTAAATAAACTGAAAGAAATAAAAAATAGGAGGTGATATGATTATATTATGGCTGATATAACAAAGTGTACTAATGATACCTGTCCTTTAAGAAAAACTTGTTATAGGTATACAGCAAAAAGTGATTCTGAGTGGCAAAGTTATGCAAAATTTGAATATATTGATTTAGGCAAAGATGTAGTGATGTGTCCAATGTATTGGGCTACCAAGTTAAAAAGCAGCAAAGCGTTACTAGATAATTTAGAAATTATAAAGGATGCTGAAAATGAAAAATAATTTAATGTTTTTACAGTTGGCGAATGGCAATCAGCTTGTTCTTAATACAAACAAAATTTATATGATGAAAAAAAGTTGGTTGTTCAATATATGTAATATATATTGATGGTACGCAAGGTACTTATTCTTGTGATGAAGGGTTTGATTTAACAGATGTGTTTGATTTATCTAATAAAAAAATTGAAAACGAAAAATTAAAAAATAAAATTTATGATGCTATTAATTATATAAATGAAAATAGAAAAGATATTCTTGATGGCGGGAAATCATTATTAGAAATTTTAAAGAAATAGGAGGAATAAAAATGAAAGATAATGAACAATTAAAAGCAAAGGATGTTGTAAAGACAATATTAATAATTATATTAATAATATTTTTAGTATTTGGAATTACAACAATAAAAAGTGGTCAAGTCGGTCTTAAATCAAGATTTGGTAAGATACTTGATACACCTTTAGAAGAAGGTATAAATTTTAAAATACCATTTGTAGAAAGTATTAAAAAGATTAATATTCAGGTTCAAAAGACAGAATTGTCGGTTGAAGGAAGTACAAGAGATATGCAAATTGTCAATGCTACAATATCAGTTAATTTCAAAGTAGACAATACGCACGCAGTAGACCTTTATAAACAAGTTGGCAACGATTATGTGGATACTATCATTAATCCAGCTATAAAAGAAAGTATAAAAACAGCAATTGCACAGTATAATGCTGAAGAAATAACTGTTAATCGGTTTATTGTATCTCAAAGTTGTTTAGATACTATACAAGATAAAGTAGAAAAGTACGGTATTATAATAGAAGATTTTAATTTAACAGATTTTAGTTTTAGTAGTGAGTATACGGAAGCTATTGAAGCAAAAAAAGTTGCCGAACAAAACTTAGAAAAAGCAAAATTAGAGGCAGAGCAAAAAATAGTTGAAGCAGAAGCAGAGCAAAAAGCAAATGCGTTATTAGAAAGCACACTTACTGATGAGATATTAAAACAACAATTTATAGAAAAATGGGATGGAAAATTACCTAGTGTATATGGTAATGATTCTTTACTAGATATAACAAGTGTGTTGAACTAATATAGTTTAGAAAGATTAGATAAATAAAAATTATCTAATTTTTTTATTATTCTTATTGACTAATAAGTTGTAAAATGTTATTATTAGTTAGAAAGGTAAAGGATAAAATGATAGAGCTATTTAATGATGACTGTATAAAAATTTTAAAGCAAATGAAGAAAGGAAGTATTGATTGTGTAATAACAGACTGCCCCTACCATATTGTTTCTGGTGGTTGTTCTCAAGATAAAGATTTAGGTGGAATATTTAGTAGGGGTAAAAAAGGTAATCTTTATAGACAAGGCACTAAGCACGTATCACTTAGTGGTATATTAAATGATAGTGATCCAAGTACGTATGCTAGACAAGGAAAATTGTTTAAATACAATGATATTAAGTTTAAAGATTGGTTACCTTATGCTTATGACGTTTTGAAAGATGATTCACATTGCTATATAATGATAAATGCTAGAAATTTAAAAGATTTATGGGTTGAAGCAGAAAAAGTAGGTTTTAAATTTCAACAGCTAATTGTGTGGGATAAAGGAAATAGTACACCGAATAAGTATTACTTAAATAGCTATGAACTTATACTTATGCTTAGAAAAGGCAAAGCAAAAAATATAAACAATATGGGAACGAAAAACATTTTAAAGATAAATAATATTCGTGGAAATAAAATGCATCCTACTGAAAAACCGGTTGAACTTATGAAAATACTTGTTGAAAATTCTACGCAAGAAAAAGAAACAGTATTAGATTTATTTATGGGGGGGTGGGAGTACAGGAATAGCTTGCAAAGAAACAAATAGAAATTTTATAGGTATTGAAATAGATGAAAGATATTATAATGTCGCAAAAGAGCGACTAAATTATGAAGAAAATGATTTATAGAGGGAAATATGGAAAAGTTAAAAGTGTTAGAACTATTTGGGGGTATTGGTGCTTGTAGTAAAGCGTTAGAAAATTTGAATATTGATTTTGAAATTGTGGATTATGTGGAAATTGACAAATATGCTGTTAAATCATTTAATGCTATACATAATACAAATTTTGAACCACAAGATATCCAAAAATGGGATAAAGATATTCAAGTTGACTTAATTATGCACGGAAGTCCGTGTGTTGATTTCTCACTTGCTGGGAAACAAGCAGGTGGGGACAAAGGAAGTGGAACAAGAAGTTCACTTATGTATGAAACGATTAGAATAGTAGAAAAATTAAAACCTAAATATGTTGTATGGGAAAATGTAAAAAATATATTAAGTGCAAAACATAAACATAATTTTGATAATTATTTACAATCATTGAGCGAATTAGGTTACATAAATTATTATCAAATTTTAGACGCAAAAGATTATGGAATACCGCAACATAGAGAAAGAGTGTTTACAATTAGTGTACTAGATAATGATAGAAGTTTTGAATTTCCACCCAAGCGAGAATTAAAACTTAAATTAAAAGATTTACTTGAAAATGAAGTTGATGAAAAGTATTATTTAAGTAATGAACAAGTTGATAGAATTAAATATTCATCATATCATCAAAAACAATCATTAATACAGAAGAAAGAATATTATGATACATTGTGTAGTAGGGATTGGAAAGACCCAAAATGTATCCAGACTGTTTTAATAAAGAATTGCACCAAAAAGGGATATTTAGAGGCAATTGATGGGGACGGATGTTATATCAATAATATTGCTAAAAAAAGGGGTACAGTGCAAAAAGAAATGATACCAACTTTAAAAGCTGGATTAGATATTGGAGTAGTAGTAAAAGGAAATTATAGTCCATCAGGTCATAATGCAACTGGAATTGTTGATAAAAATTATATTGTGCCAACAGTTATGGAAAATTATGGTAGTGTTACAGCAATTGAAGAAGAATTAAGAATTAGAAAATTAACTCCAAAAGAATGTTGGCGATTAATGGGTTTTAATGATGAAGATTTTGAAAAGGCAAAATCAACTGGAAATTCTAATTCACAATTGTATAAACAAGCAGGAAATAGTATTGTAGTAAACGTTCTTATGAATATTTTCTATAATTTATTGAAAGATACTAAATTCTATAGAAAGGAATAAATATGGAACTAGATATTGATAGTTTAACAGAACAGTCTTTGACTGATAAAAACTTTATTCCACAAATATTTAATAATTATCCAGATAGTAAAGAACGAGAGAACATATTAATTGATGTTCTTAAAGTAGCAAAAAAGAATAATGTAGGAAAAATAGTAAAAAAAGCGATAGATGACGAACAAAGAAGGTTGATATTATCAAGCGATGTTTATATAAATCTATCTATTAATAAATATAATGAAGCAGATGTTACCATAGACAACTATGCTATTATTATAAAAACTGATGAAAATATAAATAAACATATTAAATATAATGAATTTATAGATAAATTTGAATATTGGTATGATGATAAAAAACACTGTGAGTGGACTGATTCACACGATAGTGAAATATTAAGTTATATAGAAAATACATATAACATATACAATGAGCAAAAATATCAACACGCACTTAATAGTTTAAAAAATCATTTTAGTTATCATCCGATAAAAGATATAATAGAGAAAGAAAAATGGGATGGGATACCTAGAATTGATAAATTTCTTCACGAAATTATGAAGTGTGATGATGATGACTATTCAAGGGAAGTGTCAAAAATGATATTTTACGGTGGAATATCAAGAATATACAATCCCGGTTGTAAATTTGATTATATGCCTATTCTAATGGGTAAACAAGGGAGTTGCAAAAGTACAATAGTAAATTGGTTATGCCTTAGAAATGATTTTTATAGAGAAGTTTTATCCATTGATGGGAAAGATGGTATTGAATCAATTAACGGAGGTTGGATATGTGAATTTTCCGAATTGCTTGCGATGGTAAGAGCAAGAGAGGTTGAATCATTAAAAGGATACATAACAAGAACACACGATAATTATAGACCACCTTATGCTAGGCATACTGTAACAATACCTAGAACTTGTATTTTTATAGGTACAACAAATGATTATGAATTTTTAGTAGATAAAACAGGTAATAGAAGATATTTACCTATAGAAATTAAATTAAGCAAAGGAGAATTGTATAAAAACGAAGAATATGTAAAAAATTATATTTTGCAATGTTGGCGAGAAGCATTATGGCTTTTAAATAACAATTCTATTTACCTTGTTATACCAAATAAATATGATGAATTAATATCAAAACATCAATCAAGTGCAACAGATGATGATCCAAAAGTTGGTATGATAGCAACTTATCTTGAAAATAAACAAGTTGGAGATGCTGTATGTGGTATGGAAATTTATGTAAATTGTTTTAACAATATACAAAAGAGATTTACAAGACAAGACAGTAGAGAAATTGCAACGATAATGAGAACATTTACAGATTGGAAACGAGTTGACAATCCTATTATGTTTGATGGATATGGTAAACAGAAATATTGGATAAAACAAGAAACTAACGAATTATTATAAAATATTAAAATAAGGAGAAAAAGATTTATGACAAATATTAAACAATTAAACGAAGCCCTTTATAAAGAAAAAATAACTTGCTTTAAGTTAAGAGAACTTGCATCGCAAGATGGTGTTTCTAACGAAAAAGCAAACGCACTAAGAAAAAAAGAAGAAGAAAGATATAAAAAATTAGAATTTTCAATAAATTTAGTAAAAGCTATAAAAAATGTAAATAAAAAAGGTGATTAAAAATGAAATACAAAATTTTACAACAAATATATATAAACAATAAATTAAAAATATTTCCAATACAAGAAAACGCCAAAACACCACTTATACCAAATTGGCAAAATGATTGTTCTTATGATAAATTACAAATATCATATTGGATAGAAAATTTAAAAAATTGTAATTGGGGGTTACCTTGTAGCCCAAATGATTTATTTGTGTTAGATATAGATGTACATACGTGTAATGGTTATGATTCTCTTATTAATCTTCTAAATGATGTTGGATTAACAAAAGATGATTTACATACGTTAAAACAAATAACACCAAGTGGTGGTATGCACATTATATTCAAATCAGATGAAGATTTAAAAAAAGTATTAAATACAAGTAATTCTTTTAAAGATTATCCCGGTATTGATATAAGAACGGATGGATATATAGTTGTCTTTCCAAGTACAATTGATGGAAAAAAATATAGATTAAATGATGAAGAAATAAATGTTATGCCCCTTGAGTTAAAGAATTTTATACTATCTCAAAGAAATATTAATAAAGAAAACAAAGAAAAAAAAGAATATACAAAACCAGAAAAAGTAGAAAAAGGAAATAGAGATACAGAATTATTTACGTATATAAACTATTTATATTATCATACAAGATTAAGTGATTATGAAATAGAAGTTTTAGCAGAAGATTTTAACAATAATATATGTGAAGAACCCCTACCTACAAAGACAGTAAAATATAAAGTTAAAAAGGTATTTGAAAAAGATAGAGGAAAATGTATTTATATAAAGTTAGATTGTGATAATTAAAAATAATTAACAAATTAAAAATAAGTATTGACTAATAAGTTGTAAAATGTTATAATATTTATAGTTAAAGGAGGGAAGTTATGAATACAAATTTATATAGAATTATGAACCATAAATTAATTGAAAGTGGTTTATCACAAAGAGAATTTGCAAAAAAATATAATTTATCATATGCTTGGCTTAACTTTTTTATAAGTCCAACTAGACCATTTATGAAAATACGAACGCATAATATAAATAAATTGCACAAAGAACTGGGTATACCTATTGAAGTTATTATGGAATATAACGAAGATATTGCAAAAGAAAAAGAGGGAAGGTAAAATGGGATTGTTATCATACAAAGTTGGGAAGTCTTGGGAAAATGATATACTCAATTGTTATCAAAGAAAAGGTTATGCAACTTTCAAATTAAGTACCGATATAGATGGTACAATATGTGATATTCTCTGTATTAAAAACAATGGTGTTATTAGCATAGAAGCAAAACATATTAAAGGACATAAGTTATATTATGAATCAAGTGGACTTAAAAGAAAACGAGATGAATTAAACAATTATATATCTAAAAACAATAACGTGTATATATTTATCAAATCAGATATAGATGGCGAGTTTATGCTTGATTGGAAAGAAGCAGAAAAAATATTTAATGAAAAAGGTTATGTTACTGTGCAAGATGGTATTAAAATTAATACGGAGGTATAGTGATGAAAGTAACAGTTAGTAATTTGATTATCATTGATGAACCAACAAAAGAAATTAAAGATTATTGTAAAAAGGAATTAACATTTGCTAATCCAGATTACCAGAAAAAAAGAGTAATGGGATATTCATTATGGAATACACCAAAAACGATTAAATTGTATGAAATATATGATAATAAATATTATTTACCAATTGGTTGTTTTAATGATTTATTCAATATGTATCCTAACCCTACTATATTTACGGATATAACGGTCAGTAGACCAATAAAAATAGAAAGTAGTATAAATTTACGTGTTTATCAAAAACCTTGCTTAAATGCCTTAAAAAGTGGTTACACAGGGTTGTTTATATTACCTGCTGGAACTGGAAAGACAATAACGGCTTTACAATGCGTTTATTACTTAAAACAAAAAACATTATGGCTAACGCATACTATTGATTTACTTAATCAAGCAAAAAATGAATGTGAAAAAAATATGAATTGCAAAACAAGTACAATAACGCAAGGTAAATGTGATTATAGTGGTGATATAGTATTTGCAACAGTTCAAACACTTGTTAATATTATTGATAACGGTTCAATACCACAAGATACATTTGGATTAGTAATTGCAGATGAAGTTCAGCATTGTATTGTATCAGCAGAATCTGTTATGCAATTTCAAAAATGTATGGCATATTTTGCTAGTAGATACAAATTAGGATTAACAGCTACACTTCATACAGCTAATAATTTACACGTTACTATTCCTAAATTGATAGGATCAATATTGTATGAACTTAAAAAAGTAAGTGATAAGTTTATAGGATATTCTTATTATAAAGGAGAAGTAGAAAAAGAATGCGAAGTGGATGCGTCATTGTTTCAAGTACCAGCAAAGATACATTTCATTAAAACAAATTATTCTGTAATTGGTAAAACGAATATATTTGAAAATAATAATCAAACTGTATCCTTTTCAAAGCTAATAACAGATATTGCAGATGATGAAGAAAGAAATGCTATAATAATTAAATTACTTAATTCTTTAGATAAACCGACAATTGTTGTAAGTGATAGAACTTCACAATTAAAATATTTATACGAAAAATTTAGTAAAAATGCAGTATATGTTGATGGCAAAACAAAAAAAAGTGATAGAGATGTAGCATTAGAACAAGTAAGACTTGGAAACATAAAATATTTATTTGCTACATATAAACTTATTTGTGAGGGATTTAATGCACCAATACTAGAAAATATAGTAATGGCTACACCTATAAAAGATTTGAGGATAGTTATACAAAGTATTGGCAGAGTTCAAAGACCATACAAGGATAAGAAAATTGCTAATGTTTATGATATAGTTGATGATGTTGCAAAGTTAGATAATTTTGTGAAAGCAAGAAAAAAAATTTATAAAAAAGAAAATTATAAAATGGAGGATTAAATGGAAGAAATAGAATTTGCAAATTATAAAGAAAAGCAAAAATATTTTAATGAAAAATATAAAAATCGAGGCGAGATATTTTTTTCACAACCAGAACCTATTTGGTATAAAAATGGTAAAAAATTAGATGTACCTATAAGACCAAAGGGAAAAACTTATGTCAAACCGAAAAAAGAGGGAGAATAAATATGTTATCATTATATACTAGAATTACATTATTTGATGGCATTATAGCAATGTTACAAGGTTGTGTATTATTGTTTCTAACTGGTTTATTTGTTGTATTATTAATCATTGTTACTGGACTTGTGAAAGTATTTATAAAATATCTTGAGGAAAAGTTATAACTTATGCAATTTGAAGAAATACTAGATAAATTATGGATGGCTGATTCAGAGGTATTTGCACACGATTGCCTATTTGTATTTATCAAATATAAAACAAAAGAAAAAATAGTTTTTCACAATTCCCCATCAAATGAATTACAAATTTGGTTAGACAAAGAAAAGCCAATATTATGTATGTATAATGGGAAATCATACGATAAATATATATTAAAATCTTGGCTTGCTGGGTATTCACCAGAAGAAATAAAAAAGGTAAATGATTATATAATATGTGGTGGTAATGGTTGGGAAATAGATATTCCACTTGATGATTATATCTTACCGCTAATATATGATCCATTACTTGAAATAGTACCTAGAAAGTCATTAAAAGAACTAGAGGGTAATTTACAGTTAAATATAACAGAAACAACAATTTCATTTGATATGCCAAGAAAATGGAACGAAGAAGAATATCAACAAGTTTTATATTATTGTACGTGTGATGTCGAGGGTTTAATTGCTATATTTAATGAATTGATGGTTAAGTATAAATCTAAATATATAATAGCAAAAATTGGAAACATTGAACCAGAATATGCTTTAAGCTTAACCAATACTAATTTAACAGCTTTATTATTGAAAGCAAAAAGAAAAGAACATAATGATTATTTTATATATGAATATCCAAGTGTTGTTGATAAAAAAAAGATACCTAAAGAATTTTTAGATTACATAGAAGAAAAAAAAATACATAACGATCCAAATTATGAAATTGAACCACCTAATATAAGTATGGATACAATAAATTTTCAAACTGGAGTAGGTGGTGGACACGCATTTAGAAATGATGGTACATTTATATACGATAAAGAAATGGATTTAAAGTGTGATTAAATGAAAATACTATTAAATTATGATGTTACAAGTCTATATCCTAATTTAGTTAGAATATATGGCTATTCAAGTAGAAATCAACAAGATAAAGAAGAATATATAAAACTTTTGAAAATGAGAATACAAGCAAAACATAATGAACTTGATAAAGGTTTTCTTGATTCACTTGATTTAGAAAATGAAGATTTAAAAACGGGTTTAAAATTGCCGATAAATTCATACACTGGTGGTTTAAGAGCAAAGTTCAATGATTTGTATGATCCATTACAAGGCTATTCAATATGTATCACAGGTCAATTATTAATATTGCAACTTGTTTATGATTTGCAAACTATCCCTACACTTGAAATGGTGTCTGCTAATACGGATGCAGTAGAATTTCTAATTGAAGAAGAATACAAATCACAAGCAAAAAAAGTGTTAGATGATTGGCAATCATTAACTGGGCTAGAACTTGAAGAAGATAAAATTATAAAATTGGTTGCAAGAGATGTAAATAACTATTGTGAGATAGTGGAACTTGGCGAAAATAATTATAAGGTTGGATATAAAGGTGGTGCATTTTCTGGAAATCACATATTTAAGTGGGATAAGGAAAATAAAATATTTCGTTATTCTTTTAAAAAAGATTTAAAAAGTAATTCTTTAACAATTATTGGAGAAGCATTATTAAAAAAATTATTGTTTAATATTCCAATCAAAGATACAATAAATAAATGTGATGATATATTTAGATTTCAAATGATAGCACATTTAGGAAGTACCTATGAAAAAGTAGTACAAGAAAAAAACAACAATTATATAGATTTACCACAAAGAAATAATAGAATATATGCAGGGCATAAGAAAAGTGGTTGCATATATAAAGTTAAAAAAAATAATGATGGCACATTGAGATATGATAGGTTGGCGAATTGTCCTAGCAATCCTATTATAGATAATGATAACAAATGTACCATAAATGATATAGATAGAGATTGGTATATAGATTATGCTAATCAAATGGTAGAAGATTTTCTAGGGACAGGAAAACAACTTCTAAAAGAAAGGAAAAAAAATATGAAGAAAGATGAATTAATTGAAGAAAATTCAAAATTACAAGAAAGGATAAAAGAATTAGAAAAGGATTTAGCTACAAATAGTAGCGTTGTGATGACTAGTGATGCTTTAAATGTAAGTGTTGATAATATTATACCAGCAAATGTAAAATTATTACGAAAGATTGACAAGCTACGAAAAGAAATTACTAACTATGAATTTACATTAGACCAAGCGTTATCTTCTAATTTGGGTGGAAAAGAATATATTTCAATAGGTCAATATTATAGGGCTATTCAAGAACTATGTATAAAAGTTGGTTTAGATTTTAGTTTTGAAACATTAGAAGAAACAAGATTTGAACGTGATATTATCAAACCAGCTACCGGATCACCAAAACATTTATCAACAGTAAAATGTGTTGCCACTCTTACTGATATTGATACAGGTTGTTTTAAAAAATATATGACAATGGCTAGTGGTAGTGATACTATTGATAAAGGTGTTAGTAGTGCTGAAACATTAGCATTTAGAAAATGGTTTACATTTAATTTTACACCACATATTCCATTTGAATGGGAAACTGAGGACAATATTCCAGTAGAAGAAACATCAAACAATGTTAAAATACCTACTTATTTACCACCAGAAAAAAAAGAAGAAGTTAAGGTAAAAGTAGTTAGTGAAAAGCAACAAGAAGATACTGATAAAGAAGATATTGATTTTATTGTAGATAGTATCTATAGAATTAGAGCAATAAAACAAGATGACAATTATGGAGCTAAAACATTAAAAGATATACAAGAAAATGACGTTGATAGTGCAACTATATTATCTTATAAACTATCTATTCAAAATAGGTTGAAAGAATTAGGTGTAGAATAATGGCTAAAGATTGGAAATACACAGAAGATAGACATCACATAGTTATTGATCCACCTAAGCAAACTTTAAAGATAAGTGGACATAGAATTGCAGCTATTCTTGGCTTAGATAAATATAAATCTCCATTCCAAGTATGGTGTGAATGTACAAAAATATTGAAGCAACCATTTGAAGAAAATAAATATATAATTGCAGGTCGTGTTATAGAGCCTAAAATAATTCAATACGTTAGTGAAAAATTTCCTAATATAAAAAGCATTGAAGAATTTTATGGCAATAATTTTGAAGATTATAGATATAATAATTTCAAAGATGAAAGCGACATATTTGGGGGAGTAATGGACTGTGTTTCTACTGATAATAGTGGTAAAAAAATAATAATGATTTGTGAATGTAAAACATCATCAAAACCACAAGAATGGTCGAACGCATCCGTACCGGTATCATATTTGTTACAAGGTGCGTTATATGCTTATTTAAAGGGACTTGACCGAATATTGTTTGCTTGTTCTTTCTTGAGTAATGAAGATTACGGACACCCAGAAAATTTTGTTGTATCACCAGATAATACAATATTGGTTGTGAAAAAGCTAAAAGATATGGTATTTGAAATTGACAACCAATTATTAAATATTGAAGATATTATGAAATTGGCTGAAAATTGGTGGAATGCTTTTGTAAAAACCGGCATTAGTCCATCATTTGATGAAAAAGATTCTAGGGACAAGGAATACTTAAATATTTTACGAGAATCAAAGCCTTGCGAAGATAATAATCTAATAGATGTTATAAATGAAGTAAAACAATTAGAAGAACAAATAAATACTATAAAAAAAGATACTAATTTAGATGTATTAGAAAAAAAATTAAAAACAATGAAAGACAATGTGCGAGATAAAATGATTGAAGATGATATATGTTGCATTGATTGTTACAAACTTGTAACATCAATATCAAGTATATTAGATAAAGAAAAACTTGAAAAAGAATTACCAAATGTTTATAAAAAGTATATTAATGAAAAAGTTTCATATAAATTAATGAAAATAAAAGAAAAGGAGAAAGAAGATTAATATGGGAAGAATTATTAAAATTAACATAAAAGGAAATTATACATTAGTGCCGGAGGGAGAAAGAGTTGTTACAATAACATCAGCTAAATCTATTCCTAGTGGTTTACTTAAAAAAATAGAATTGACATTTACTGATAATGACACAAAGGGAGAAATTAGACAAAATATTGATTTAGACAATAAAACTGCTTTATTTATATTTGGTTTAATAGTACATTATGCACTTGGTTTAGAAGATGGAAGCGATTTTGATGTCATTACTGATACTCCAAAATTAATTGGTAAAGAAATAGTGGTTGATGTAGTACATACAGAAGGGTCTACACCAAGAGATGATGGTACTTATCCAAAATTCGCTAATATTAAAAAGATTCTTAGAAGTGCTGATAATAAACCTAAGGAAATTACAGAAAATAACACTAATATTGTAAACCCAAGAGATACCATAATAAATGATTTATAAAACTAGTTTTCTAGTTTTTTTTTTATTTAACTTTTTCTTAACTTTTTCTTAACTTTTTTAAGAAAAAAATTTGCTATACTATAACCAGTTAAGGAGAAAACCTTAATTGAAAGGAGATGTTTGTTATTTATGAAAGATAATGAAAGTGTTAGTACACTAGAATTTCTTGTAAAATCATATTTAATAAACATCTCCATTTTTTATTGTAGGGAAATCAATATTAATGATAAAGAATTAAACAATCTTATCAATAGTCTTGATGATTACATAAAGACATTGATTAAATAATATCATTAACTAATTGTAGAATCAAAGGAGAGTATATGAAAGAAATAATTGTAAAAAAAGGAAAAAATAGTAATGTTAGTAAAGTAGGTGTTTTAGATGTTTTCTAATCAACCATATTACCAGCCATATTATCAACCTAATAATCAAAGATTTCAACCAATAGATCCTCAAAACAGTCAATTAGGTAATAATGCGATTAATTCTATTAATCAAGTTATGCCTACTAACAATACATCAATGTTGTTTGGTAAAGTTGTGGATAGTATTGAAGTTGCAAAATCAGTTGACATACCTTTAAATGGCTCTGTTTCTTACTTCCCTCTAGCTAATGGAAGTGCGATAATTACTAGACAATTAAAAAATGATGGTACTAGTAAATTATCAGTATATAAGCTTAGCGATGAAAAGGAAGCTATACCTAAATATGTAACGGAAGAAGAACTAAACAAAGCAATGAAACGATTTGACAACAATGATGTTAGAGATTTAAAAGAAGAAATTAAATCTTTAAAAAAACAAGTTAGAGATTTGACTGATGATTTTAACGATAAGGAGTGATGACTATGAATTCAATGGATATGTTAAAAGGACTTGTGAAGTCAGGAGGTAGTCCAGAAAAATTGGCTAAACAAATGATTAATTCACAATTTCAAAGTAACCCTATAATAAATAATTTAATTGAAATGGCTCAAAAAGGAGATGAGAAGTCAGTAGAAAACTTTGCAAGGAATATGTGCAAAGAAAAAGGTACTGATTTTGATAAAGAATTTTCAAATTTTATGAGCCAATTCAAATGATTATCAACATTAAAAATGTTTGATATATAGATAGGAGGTACATATGAGAGATGGATACTCACTAGCTGATATTGCTGCTGCTACAAATGGTAACGGCAATGTAGGTAGTAATGGTGGCTTTGGAGATGGCTATGGTGCGTGGTGGATTATAATTTTTGTATTATTTTTCGCTTTTAGCGGTCGTGGTTGGGGCTATGGAAATGGTTCTAATGGTTCTAATGGTTCTGGTGCTACTGATAACTATGTTCTTGCCAGTGATTTTGCCACTGTTGAAAGACAACTTGATAATGGTTTTGACAGAGTAGGCGACAGAATTAATGCTGTTTATACTGGTCTTTGTGATGGATTCTATGCTGTTAATACATCATTTGGAAATTTAAACACTAACTTGTGTAACCAATTTGGAAATGTTACAAATGCTATCACACAAAATGGTTATGAAAACAGAATAGCAACGCAAGATTTATCTTCTCAATTAGCAAGTTGTTGTTGTGATACTAGACAAGCAATAGCAGATGTAAATTACAATATGGCTACTAATGCTTGTGCTATTAATAATAACATTACAACAGGTGTTAATGCAATTCAAAGTTCTATGAGTAACAACACTAGAGATATTGTCGATGTTGTAAATAATACTTACAGAAGCCTACACGATGAAATTGTTGCTAATAGAATTGAAGATAAGAACGCACAAATAACAGCTCAACAAAATGAGATTAATGCTTTACGTTTATCAGCAAGTCAACAAGCACAAAATAATTACTTAGTTAATCAACTAAGACCAACTGCTATCCCAGCTTATATAACTTGCAATCCATATCAATCATATAATTATGGTTGCGGATGTAGTTGTAACAATGGGACAACAAGTTTTATTTAATGCAAATGTCTTAACAAGATAACTCGATTACGAGAGCTTGCATTTTCCCTTTTATTAGGGAAATAGTAGGCTTTATGCCTACTTTTAATTTATAGAAAGGAATGTAATATGATAGATAGTGTAAACACATTAGAACAAACAGTTTTGACAAATAATAATGTTATTTTTTCATCAGATGCCGTAAGAACTAGATGTGCTTCTTGTTGTGGCTTTTTGAATCACACTTCTGGTAGTGGCTTATTTCAATTGACTAAACCGGGTATTTATGAAATAGATTTTAATGCCAATGCTACTAGTGCAACAGCTAGTACAATACAACTTGGTATAAGGGGTAATGGCGAAGTTTTACAAGGTTCACAAATGACAACTACAGCGACAGCAAATTCTACTTATAATTTGAGTGCTAAGAGATTAGTTAGATTATGTGGAAATAGTTCTTTAACTATAACAGTTGCTAATATTGGAACAGGAAGTATAACAATTGCAAATCCTAACATAATCATTAAGAAAGTTGCTTAGGAGGTATTGTATGAATGAAGAAGTTGATAAGGTAGAAGAAAAACCTATTAGTTATAAAGTTAAAGAAGAAACTGAAAGAATAATAACATCAATTATTAACAATGGTCTTGATTCAAGTAATATAGAATTTTTATCTCAATTAATTGATATTCATAAAGACCTAGCTAATGAAAAATATTGAAGGAGAAAATAAAAATGTATAGATATAATTATGATGATTCCTATGGTAGAAGAAGTAGGGATCGTAGAGGAAGATATATGGATGGCGGATATAGTACACGTGGTGGAAGAAATACTTATCGTGGCGATGACAAATTAGAAGAAATGTTAGAAGAATATTTGTGTTATTCTGATGCAAAAAGTGAATATGATAATACAGGTAATTATGGAGCAAAAGATGATACAAAAGATTCATTAAAACATATGTTGAAGTCTGCTGAAGATTTTTTTGAAATGTTAATGAATGAAGCTGGTTCACAAGAAGAAATACAAATGATAAAAGAAACAGCAAGAAAAATTAGTGAAATGTAATAATGAAATACAAATATTACAATGCTAACAGTCATAATAATAAAGTTGAAGATTGTAGCATAAGGGCTATTAGTTTAGCAACCAATAGAAGTTGGGATGATACATACAAAGACTTAAGCGAACACGCTAGAAAAAAAGGTATGATGATGGATAATGTGAAATCTATTGAAGATTATCTTGATGAAAGATATCCACGTGTATGCCATTATTCACGTACAGTAAGTGAGTTTATTGATGAATATCACATAGGTGTGTATGTAATAAGTATGCCGGGACACTTGAGTTGTATAATAGATGGTATTAATTATGATACATTTGATACAACAAATAGGAAAATGTGGTGTAGTTGGCTAGTAGAAAAATAAGTGTA